CCCACCCGCCGCGAGACCACGCCCCCGCGCCCCACCCGCTGCCGAGAATTGCGCTATCTAGGCCGACTGTGAGTTGATAAGCAGCAATAGTCCCCGCGCCCCCGTCCCCGGTATCCGAAGCGTTTGCGGCGACGGCAATCTGTATATGATAGCTGTTGGGATCGACGATGCTGGTGATCTGGTGCTCCACGTTGAGCACTGCTGCTGTGACCACCCCACCCAGCGATACGGCGGCGGAGAACGTAACGAAATCGTTTATAGCAGCGCCGTGGGAAGTGTCCGACACAACGAGGGTGGTCGAACCATTGGCGGCTGCAAACGTGGCCTCCCCCGCAGCTGTGGTCGCCCGGATCGGCGTGATGTCGTTCGGCGTACCTCCGTCAAGGATGTAGTATTTTAGCTGCGTCCCCGCCCCGATATAGGTGCTGCTGTCCAGCGCTGCCCATGGGAACAAGCTGCGGGGTACGCCAAGCATGGCTTGCTGGCTGTACCGCTCCCAGCCCCCGATAGTCTCGGGGAGCCCTGCGCGGAACCGGATCTTGTCACCGTCGATCCAGCCGCCCTCGTTCGTGTAGGCAGTGGTCTCGCGGTTGATGCCCGGGCGGAACTGCAGCTTGATGAATGGCATGGGGTTCTCCTGTGGCGGGAATATACCGCGAAATAAGCCCCGCGTCGATAGCCCGGATCAGCCGTCTATTCCGGGCTTGATGGCCTCGAACCTGCCACCGCTACCGATCAGGCACGTGATCTCATCTGGTCTGGTCGCCGTGATCGTCCAAGTGCCTGTCGTAGTGTTGGCAAAAACTTCCAGCATATTGCCGTTCCCGGCCAGCCCAGCCATGAGGCGAACCTCTCCGTAGTTTTTCTCAAGCTGCGAGAGGATGCTCTCTCGGGTGTTGCATTGCTGGATCGCAAGAGCGGGATACGCCGCAAATGCCAGTAGAGCTGCTAGAAGGTATTTCATGTTATGGCGCCCCCGCGTCAAATTTTGCAATAACCACTCGCCCAGCACGTTTGGACAGTGGGCCCCCGTCAATCACAAGCGCCCCGGCAAGATCAGCCATAGGCCCCCGCAAATTCGTAACCAGCGCGCTATCGCTTGTCCTTGCGCTTGGACAGCCACTCAGTGTCATCGTCAGGATCACCGCGACCAATATCCGCATTTTGCATTGCCTCCGTTGTTTTGCGATAGTCTTGCTCAGCCTGCTTTCGCGCCCCATCCCGCTCCGCACGCACGCCGCTGCGCCTTGCAACCAACCAAGCCAGCGCGGCCGCAACGATTGCCCCCAGCGCGGCCCACAACTCGCCGGGAATGGCGTTGAGGATCATGGCAATCATTTCTTGCTGCCCCATCCGAAATATATCGCAACAGGTGCTACAATGCTGGCCAAGACCGGGCCAATGATGCCAGCCAGCCAGACCACGCTGACAGGGTACAGGTCGATGGTCTGCGCCGATGCGTCATAGACCGCAAAACCTGCGATGTGCAGCAGCCAGCCCACCCCTGCCAACGCCGAAGCCGTGTATCCGGTGAACCGAATTGCACTCCACTTATCCATCACTCACCCTTTCCAAATATTGCAGCGAATAGCCGCGCCCAGAAACCCATAGCGCGCTTGGGGGCGGTCGGCACATAGTCAGCCAAAGGCGCCGTAGGTTCCAACAAGGCCAGCGCCGCCGCGAACATGCGATGCGATGCGGCCACCTCTGCATCCGAACCATCATTGCCGTTTACGATACGCCGGGGGTTTGTTGACGGCGGGTTTTTTAAGTCGCCGGGGAACTTGAAGTCTGCCAGCTTGAACTTGGTGAACTTGCCGTCCCGCATGCCTTCAACAGCGATGCGCGCCGAAACGTTCAAAGCCAGCGCATCATCATATTTTTTGACGCCAAACTTTGCGTAGTTGTAATCGTGTGTGATCTGGATTTGACCCCGACCAAAAGCCCCACCCGTCCAGTAAGGAGACTTGACACCTTTCAACTGCCCTTTTTTCCAAGCGGCATTGAGGCGCGCAATCACCACCCCATCGCTTGGATGCTTGTTCTTGTGCCACGGCATGACAGTTTCCTTGATCGGAAACATCGCGCCGCCTGTCTCGCGCCGAACCTGCGCCAGCACGTTTGCCATGTGATGCAACGGCAAGTCGCGGCCCGCGTCGAGCAGCGCCTCAATCCCGGCCGCGGTTTCAGTCGATAGCGACCCCATGGTGGGGCGGATCGCGTCAAAGAACGCTTTGCGTGTCATGAAAACCACCCCAAAATTGTCTCTTTGAAAAATAAGACGCCAGCCCAAGCGACGCCGCCAAGCACCCCCAGCAACATCAGGCCGCCAGTCACCCGGCTGCGAACAGAGGTGACTAAATCTGTGATCGGCTCGATCTTGTCGAGCCGCTTCACTACGTCAATCTGACTGTGGCGAATGTCGGCCAATTCCGCAGAAACAGCCAACCTAGCAAGCTCCGTTTCGCGTTGAGCCTCTTTACGATCCCTACGATCGTCGTCAGCCTGCCGTTCCATTCGCTCTAGGATTGCGGCCATGGCGGCGACTTGGCCTGCTATAGATGGTGGCATAATTAGGCATTCCCCGTATTGGCGGGGGCAGGCACCCTCGCTCGTTCCAGTGTTTTCTGTGCAGCGTCCACCTCTTGCAGCCATGCGGTTTTGCAATGATTGGGCTGAAACCAAAAGGCGGTATCAATTGCGCGTTGCCGCTTGGCCCATTTGGGGCTGGTCATTCCGTCGATGAATGCCCGCGCGCTGGTGGTCTGGTGCGTTGACCCGCCGAATACCGCCGCATTTAGTACCCGGCTCCCCGCCGCGATAAGCATCTCTGCAAACCGGGCAATGATGTATATAGGGCGGGATAGCCGGGCGCGGTTCATGCCGTGACCTTTGCCGCCGCGATAAATAGCGCGTCCATTTGCTCGGGTGTATAACCCAGCAGATAGCCAAAAAACGCGATGTTTTGGCTGTTGCGCTGCCAATCTTGGGCGCTGTCAATCACGACCTTTTCAGCCCATGATGCGGTTTCCCGATAGGCCAGCACCCGGCCCCAAGCGGTTTCGCCAAGCGTCAGGATGCCTTGAAGTGGGGATATGACCATTGCGGCGCGGGATTGGGCCAGTGCTGTTGCGGGGTCGGGCGCGACATGAGCCCACGCCTCGCCGTCCCACTCGTGATCTGCACCCGGCTTGATTGGCACCTCGACAGTGCCTGCCGGGTAGCCGTCCAAAATGTCTTGCGGCACGTCACCAGTTGTCTGCCAATAGCCGCGCGTTGCGTGATGAAAACCTTTTTCCATTAGCGTAACTCCCTCCAGCCCTGTAGCCCCGGCGCTTGACCGGTCCCACGCACTCTATAGTAAAGTCCGTTTGGCACGACCTCTGAAGCGCCAGCGCGCCCGCCATAAGTCCCGTTATTTGCGGCAACCACGATCCAATTCACACCGTCAACGGACACATCTATCTCGATAAAGTTACCCGTAGAGAACCACGCAGAAACTTTAATGGGTCTGCCGGTAGTATTCTGATATGTAGTGCCTTGCGACCGCGATGGTGATTGCCAAGTCTGGCCCCAACCCAAAGAGTTTGCATCCCGAAACACTAAGTCCGCCTGTCTTGTAGTCAGCGGCGTCATGTATTTGCTGTCGTTGGACCCCGTTTCGCCATCTACCTGCGTAGATTTGTCCAAGTTGGAAATGCTATAATTCCAAGCACCCCACACGCCAGCCACGCAAGCCCGAAACCAGCTTGTAAACCCGTCGCCGCTTACTACAAACTGCGACAGGTTATTCGTGCCAGCGCCGCGTATCGTCAGCACCGTACCAGTTGCTACACCAGATGGTTTGGCTCCGGTGGTGGTAGCGTCAAAGCGTGACAATGAACCGGGAATGGCGGTTGCATCCATACTGGCCAGCAATGGGCTGGTAGCAACTTGACCAAGGCCAAACGCACCCGGCAATAGAAGATTGTCTGCCGTAGTGTCTGTTACACTGGTTTGCGGTACAAGGCCTAGCGCCGTTCGCATCGCAGCGAAGTTTACCGCCGTGACCAGCGTCTCAGCGTTGGCAGACAGCCCGTCAAGGATGTTCAGCTCCGCCGTAGTAGCTGTAACCCCGTCAAGGATGTTCAGCTCCGCCGTTGAAGCTGTAACCCCATCAAGGATGTTCAGCTCCGCCGCCGTGGCCGTCAGGCCCAGATTCGTCAGAGCAACAGGGGCAGTCGAAGCCCCTGTGCCACCGTCCGCGACAGCAAGGTCAGTGATGCCTGTGATAGTGCCGCCGGTGATCCGCACCGCGCCCATGGCAAGGGCGTCGAGCATACTGAGCACAGCTGCGCCCGCCCCGGCGCCGTTGCAGTAAATTACAGCAGCATCGCCTGCCAGAACTGTGACGTTGGCACCTGAGCCTTGGGAGAACACCGCCGATTGGTTGCTCCCGTTGGTCACGAAGTAAACCTTCTGGGCGTCGTTGGGCGACACAGTAATAGTGTGGGTGCCGCTGGGCGACCCTGTGAGGCGCAGGAACTTGTTCTGCCCGTCCGACAGCGTGCCCTCGGATGTCGTCAGCGTGGACGTGGCGCCCACAAGCGTGAGCGATACTGCTCCGTTAATCGCCCGGTCCACGATGTCCATGTTGTCGTTGACAGTGCCACCCCACGTGCCTGACTGCTCGCCAGAGCCGGGCTTCTCTACGCCGAGGTTCGCTGTATAGGTACTTGGCATGGTCTGGGCCTCACGCTGCGATGGTGACCCACGATGGGGTCTGGTTCGGATTGTCGGGAGAATACCCCGGATTCTGGTTTGGAGCAACGGCTGTGTAAACAGGCGTCTGGACCGGGTTCACAGGGCTCCAGCTCATGTGACACGCAAGATGGCATTAGTAGCCGTCGCGAGGGGGAAGCTGATGGTGATCCCCGACGCTGTACCCCCGCGCAAGAGCCCGAAGTCCAGCACAGCGACGGCTGGGTTGCCCGCCACAGTGCTGTTGTAGATCAGCGCCCCGCGGGCCCGCACCTGCGCCCCTGCCAAAGTGAGCGGAGCGAAAGACACAACAGCGGCCGTGCCTGCAGCTACCGGTGCTGTGGGCGTGAGCGTGACCCCGCCCGTGGTATAACCACCAGTGGCTGGGATTTCCTCCGTGGTGGTGTATGCCGTTGTTGCCGCCGTAAGCACCGCGTCTTCCGTGTACAGGGCGAGCTTGAATACGTGGTCCGGGAAGTCGTGGACCCCCTGAAAAAGCTGCACCTTGAAGCTCGTGCACATATAGTTGCCAGAGAAGCTCATTCAACCCTCATATCCCCATCGCGGTAGCTGTCACGCTTGCTCCGCACGTCAATGATCCCAAGCTGGGCAAGGGCCTCGTCATACCGACCCTTGTAGACGGCAGCCATGTCTGCGTCGCCCTTCATGAAGGTGTAGGCCTCGATCAGCGAACCATATAGCAGCGCCGGGGCCGCGTTCTCCCCGAGCCACGACGTGCCCGCGTCTACGATGGACGCAGGGTCGCGGTAATACTGCAGCTCCACCTGATAGTCCGCGTTGGGCGTGGGCCCTATCAAGAAGGACCCAGTGGGAACATCAGCGCTGTCCCCTGCGTACTGGGCATAATATTTCGGCACACCCGTCACAGTTGGGTTCGGGTAAGCCTCACGCATGAAGTTCATGTCTTTGTCGAGCAGGTAGGTGTATGCCCCGTTGGCCGCGATCACAGCCACAGAAAATACGGATAAGAAGTCCGCAGGTCGCGCAAGATAGCGGTTGCCCGTAGATACCGTTCCCAAGGAATTGGTACGGAACTCTGGGATGAGAACCGACCGCTGGATGCGGCTTTCCGCTTGCCTGACAAACGTAGGGATGCTCGAAACGAAAGTCGCTTCAAGGTTTTCCGTGTAGTCCTTGATCGCTTGCACCAGCTCTGCATACGTCATGGCTTAACCGTTCTTGTTGAACTTGCCGCCCTTGGCGGCCGCGCCCATCCCGCGGACAGTGCCACCCTTGGCGTAGCCGGTGGGGCCCGGAGGCTGGGCATTGCGGTTGCCGCGCTCGACCGCGCCCTTGGCGGCCTTGTCATCCACGAGAGCGTCGATCTTCTTCTGATCGCGGGGCTTCGGGCGCATCTTGGGGGCGCTCTTGCGGGGATTGGCTTTGGGGCGTGGGGATTTCATCAGGAGGCATCCTCAATGTTGACTGTTACGGCTCCAACTGAGCCTACCATAGACTGTGCGGGGTTTCCTACGGGATTCCAGCCCCACAACGCGTTTGCTGCGTCCTGTGAGGTGTCAGGGCGTGGGTCAAAGAGCGACTGCGGGTCGTTCACCTTGAGGCGCCCTACAAAATTCTGCGGGTGGTCTGGGTCTACAACGTCGCGGCCAACCCTGAAACCAGTTTGCTGGCCATCACGGACCTCATACACAAGGTCTTTCAGGGGGTATCGAAACCCTGTCCGGTCGCAGAACCCAAACGCTTTGCTCGCGCGTGCGTATGTCATCAGTACCCCCGTGGGCCAGTGGGCACCAGCCTGACAGAAGCACGCTCCCGGTCCTCGCCCGCTGCGCGATCGAACTGCGCCTCGTACTCTGCTTGGAGCCGGGGGATACGCCCTTCTGCCTGCGGCCGCTTGCCCGCGATGTAATAGGCGAGGCCCGCCACGAGGGCAGGCACAAAGCGAGGTGGGATGGACGTGACTTCGCCGCCGATCCCGCCAGACAGACCCTCGATGTACTTGAGCCGGTAGTAGACAAGGGTGTAGGTCTGCGTGCTGTCTGGCACGGGCCAGAGCGTCACCGTCGTGCCAGTGGCCCCGCGGCTCACATAGATCTGGGTGGGGCGCGCAATCATCGCCTTGTTGGACTGCTGCGCATAGGTTGACACGCTGATCCGCTCCAAGAACGTATCTTGCTGCCCGGTGCGCAGCTGGTGCTCGATCAGGTCGATCGTGTCCACAGGCATCTCGTATGACGCAGTGCCAGCAGTGAGGGGGATCGTGCCGGCCTCAATGGTGAAGAGGTTCAGGCCCCGGTTCGCCCACTCCAACGACAGCAGGTTCAGGCTGCGGCGGATGGTCTTCAGGTCGTAGCCTGAACGCATCTCAAGGCCCGCCCGCTCGTAGGCCTCCTCAAAAAGTTCCGACAGCTCTGGTACGATGGCGGCCATGGTCAGTCCCTAAACTTCGCGGTCTTCTTCGCGATCTTCTTCGGCTGCGCTACGAACTGCTTGCCCTTGGCAGTGCCCGCCCGCTTCGCCTTTGAGGTGGCACTATACTCTGCATCGGACAAGGATTCACGCGCCTTCTTTGGCAGGTATCTCTCGCCCGTCTTGCCAGAGGGTTTGCCGCTCTTTGTACCCCAGTCCTCCTTGCCCCATTTTGACAGGGAGGACTGGGATTTTGTCTTCGTGCCAGTGTATCCGCCGCCGTCCTCACGGTATATCTTACCTGCGAGCTGCATGGCCCGGGCGGAGTGTTTCCCGCCCATCTTAGCCTTGGCTTCCGCCTTAGCCTTGCCCCACAGCTTCTCGTTCGTGCGGCCCATAGGTCACTTTTTCTTCTTAGGCTTCTTCGCCTTTTTCTTCTC